AAATTATTATATTTGGTAATAAAGGATTCTATTTGTTGATATAATAATTTGTCAGTATGTTCTAAAAAATAATCTTTGTCTAAGAAAGGCAATACTTTTCTAGAATATTCTTCATTGTGTATCAGATTCTTGAGTATTAGTGTCTCTATCCGCTGCTGCATATTTGTCCATTTGTCGTTGTATAATTTCTATTAACCATTCACCTAATCGATGTTCAAACTCTTTACCATCTGATTCGGTAATTTCATATCCTAAATCATGTGGTGCTACCTCAATATCGTATTCATATTGACAAGCTATATCATCTCCCACTAATTCTTGTTCTACTAATTTGAATGAGGTATATCGAACTACTGCACCATCAAATGGTGATGCATCTTGAACCACTATACATAAAGATTTATCATCTGGATCATTTGGGTTTGAACATTCTTTGTAGGGGTCTTCTCCTGTTTCAAAGTATGGATCATTTAATGTAGTCCTTAAATCGGTATCTGACTTATTACCTTCTTTAAAAAATTCATTCTTCTTCGGCATCAATCACCTTTTCACTTTCTTCATCATCTCTACCTCCGTAGAGAAATACTGTTTTTGCATAATCATTTAATTTATCAAGAATTTCTGGTGTAAAATATTTTTCTGGGTCACTTAGAATAGCCTTTCCAAAAATTTTACTACCATCAGGCATTTCATATCTGGTGGAAACCTTATTAAAAATTCCTGCTTCTTCGGCTAATTCAGTCAGTCCGTAATATCTATTCAGACCTTGATCATACCTCAAGAGAACATCAACTTTCTTGTTTTCTTTGGTCAATCTAGACTTGAAATTTTTACAATGTATTACGTTCCCCACAACATCTGTACCCTCTTTCTCCTTCCTCTTGGAAAGGAAAATGATTGTAGATGCTGCGTATTGTAGTCCACTACCACCACCCATTACATCAGTTGGAAACATTGTACCAACCTGTTTGTATGTATGATTAGTTACAAGTAGAGGAATTCCGGCCTTACCTAACTTGAGTGTCAAGACTCTGAAACATCCCTTGACAAGTTGTGCTCGCGTCATGTCCTTTGTCTCTTTACCATCGGTAATGTCAGTAACTTCTTTTGTTGTTGATAACATTCCAAGAGAATCCAAGACCATCATTATAGGTCTATCTTCTGTGTGATTTTCTACTACTTTAACTGCTTGGTGAGTAAACTCTTGAATCGTAGTAACAGGGAGAATTATCATTCTTTGTGAATCAATTCCCCTGTCTTCAATCATCTGTTTGGTGAGAGCAGACTCAGACTCAAAATAAAGAACACCACCGCTAGGATTATCTGTAAGAAACTGTTTGACCATACCCAAAGCAAAAAAGGTTTTTCCAGTAGCAGTTTCTCCTGCCAATGCTGTAATCTTGTTAGAAGGGATTCCTCCATAAATGTCTCCTGAAACTAATGCGTTTAAAATATAACTTCCTGTATCTACGTGTCCCGTAACATCACCTGCTTCAACTCCATCTGAAACTTTTGCTGCAAATTCATTACCTGTCGCTTTTAATAAATTATCTAAATAATCACTCATGTTTTTTCCTTGTACTAATTTCCTTTTTAATTTCGTGTATTTGTATATTCAACTCTGCTCTTTCAGAATAAGATTCAACATGCTCTCTTTCAGTATATAACTCTGTTACTAAATCTTCCAAATCTTCTGCAATCCAACTTCCATAATCAATGTTTGTGATCATCTCTTACCTCAATAATATGATAACCCTGTTCTTGTTGTCTAGTTGCAAACTTGTTCGCGCCCTTCATATTGTCAAAAGTCATATAACTAATTGAATCTGGATCAATATCTACCGAATGATTTAAGTTTTTCATTTGTGCATGAGATCCTGAACGCTCTTTAACCATTTGTTTGTAGGTCTTCTTTGCATATCGTACCATTATACTTCCAGCCATATATACCTCTATTATACACTAAAAAAAGAAATTGTCAAGACTACTCTTTCTTTCTGTTTCCCATCCAATAACATCTAATACACCCCTTAGTGGTTCAATGAAAGACTTGTTGAATTGAGTATCATAATCTATATATTTCTCTAGTTCGAATTCTTTAGGTAAACTATTCAATATAGAAATTACTTTGTCGCCAGCGGGATTCGGATCTTTAAGATATGCAAACTTAACCTTTTCACCTTCTTGTATAACTGAATATTTCCTAGTTAATTTGTTGGATCTGAGCATGTGATTATAGATCAGGGATCCCTTTACATGAATTGGAGTGCCCTTCTTATAGACTGAAGCTGAATCTTTATACTTCTTAAGACCATTAACTGATCTAGGAAAAGCAATTTCCTCCATATTCAAACCGAAAAACTTTTCTTTAAACTTCTCAATGTAAGTAATCACATCTTCTTCTGTACCCGAAACAATGATATTGAAAATATCTCTCAAGGAATCCCTAACAGCCTCAGGGGTAGAACTTTTGATTGCTTCAATCCCCACAATCTTTAGTTTTGGTTCTTCATATCGAACACCCTCAGAATCATGAACGTTCAAAATATAATGTTTCTTTGCAGTCCAAATTCCTGTATCGGCGATTACTTCACGTTTCATAACCATCTTTTGTTGAAACGCATTTACATATTCTGCTAACTCATCATAAGCTGTTTCAATCACTCCTTCGATTCGTCCACAGGCTTTGTCCAAGAATCCAATGATTTTGTTCTTATCGGCCAAACCGACTCTAGAAACAAGGCTATCAAGACAAACATAAAGAGAATCAGTATCCATAGCAATAATATAGTCCACATTCTCTGTACCTAGTGTAGTGTTTAAATAACCATTCACAGCATTTTCAGCCCATTGAATTGATAACTGACCTGCTGCAGTGACGGCTTCCGCGTTACGTTCATCATAATATCGAAACCATTGATTTCCCATTGCTCCATAAGCCGAATTAAGAGCAATCTTTAAATTCAATTGAAAGTTATGATATTGGGAAAGTTTGTTAGGATCTGCGTTCCGTCCTTTCTTCTGTTCCTCTATCATTAACTTTTTATACTTCACTCTATCATTATACATCTTCTCCATTAACTGAGGAAGAAACCCGGGTTTATCTCTACGATAAACTGAACCATTAGGCGTAACTGTTATGTCTTTCTCTTTCCACGTACTTGTATCAAATTCCCTATTTACAAGACCATCTACACCAATGTCATCTTTCCATGTACCTAAAATAGTTTCAGGAGAAATGTTGTATTGCATAATTAAATGTGGATATAGACTATTCAAGTCAAAACTAACAATCCATTTGTGCATACCCGTCTGAGGTGCTTTAACATACGCCCCCTCATACATATCACCTTTGCGTTGTTTACTCTTTTGTGGAATTACAGTTTTCTCTCTTAAGAGGTGATTGTAAATAATACAATCCCACATTCTTGTCTGAGCAAACGTATCAGTAAAATTACACTTAGACAAATAACCAAGTGACATAATCAATTCCAAAAGTTTCATCTTCTTTTCAAGACGATCAACCAATATTACATCTTGAATATTGTATTCAATGAATTTCTGATAATCTGTTCTGTACAATTCATGTAATGTATTTACCTCAGAATAATCTAACTTCTTCTGTTTCAGTTCGACATAGGCAATGTGATCTAGTCTATAAGACTCTTGATTGATATAAGTGAATTTCTTATAGGCGTCCAAGTAATCAATTTCTGATACACCATATATTTCATAGGTTTGAACTTCTTTACCACCCATACCAAAGATTTTCTGTTCTTTAACAAATCCCCACGGCGAAAGTTTCTTGACCCATGTTTCACTCAAAATACTTCGAATTCTGTTGATCAAATATGGAGTATCAAATGTTTTAGTATTCCAACCAGTAATTACATGAGGACAATTCTGTTGCCAGTACATAACAAACTGTTCTAATAGTTGTCGTTCATCACCACATTTGTTATATGTGATATCTTCGTTATCATTCTTAAATTCACCACACCCCCAAACTTGGATATCATTATCTATCTTAATAGTTATCGCGGTAACTTCTTCTTGAGCACTTTCGGGGTTTGGAAATCCATGTTTTGAAGCAACCTCAATATCAAGAAACATGATCTTGAGATGTTCGAAATTGTAATCTATATCTTCAGGATATGTTTCTGCAATGAAAGAATAAACATAATTGGTATGACCATAGATCTGCATATTCTGCACACCTTCATACTTTTTTACTGAAGCTCTTGTCTCTTTAATAGTACCCCATTGAACAGGGCCGACTGGTTGATCATCAAGAGTTCGCCAGTCCGTTTTAGTTGTGGTAGGAATGTATAAGGTAGGTTTGAATTCGTGTTTCAGATTGAAGGGGCGGCCATTTTCAATTCCTCTTTCGAAAATATAATCGCCAAGACATACTACATTAGTATAAAATTTGGACATTTATTTTTTAGGATACCAGTTGGTTCGGGTTTGTTTGTCATACTGACTATTAAGTTCATCTAATCTATTATAACACACTTTTATGTGTTTGTCAACCCATGACCGCCCACGAAAGGCGCCCAACGTAAAAAGTATCTGAAGATAAATTTTAATAATAAATTCAACTAAATAACAAAACCACTTTTGTAAACAGTTTTTCCACCTGTTCTTAATGCTGTTGTTATCTTCCGTCTGTTTGTTCCGTCTTTTTTGTATGAACAATGTATCCACCCTGAATTTGGTTGACCTTTAATATAAAATTCTAGTATAATTTGATCCCAATCTAAATTTTTGGTAATCCACTTTGCTACTTCGGGATTTGAAGTTCCCAATTGCTCAAAATCAACAGCTTCTCCATTACAATGCTGAGAGGTTTTTGACCCACCCACCTTAGTATTCAAAGCGGGTGAACGATATCCACTATTAACTGTAATAACTCCAAACTGTTCTCGTACAGGTTGTAAAATTTTATGTGTTATTACTGTAAGATTAACGAGATGTTCACTTGAGGGATCGTTTGATATTCCAAATCTTTCGGCCGTAGGGCTTTTTGTTAATTCTCCCAACCAAAAATTTCTTGATAATTTTATGTTATCCATTACTTATTTTCCTTCACTTTCATTTTTGGCATTGCACGTGAACCAAACCAAAAACTGATAATAGCGGCGAACAATCCTTCAGTCTGTTCATCCCATACAACATCAAGTGTTGCGTTCAAATCACTACCATTTTTAATTGCTTGATACACTAACGTAATTTTAACACCTATAAACGTTAAGAAAAACACATAGGTTATAAAAGGTCTTACGAATGCTCGTAATGAGTTTATAAATCCTTTTTGTTGACCTAGAGCGGTATCATGTTGTAAAAGTAATTTCTGCTCTTCAAAATCTTTTTTTGTCTCAAATACTTTGATGTCTAAATCTACTCCTTGTTTTTTCGCCTCTAACTGGAGTTTAAATTCTTCTACTTGAGCTTTTTTGTTTTCTTTCTCTTTAAAAAAGTCTATTACACTAGGAACTGCTGAACCAGCAAATCCTAATAGACTTCCTAATATTGTAAGCATTATATCCTTTTATAATTATTCACATTCGCATGGATCACAAGTACAATTTTCACAATTGCAATGTTCGTTGTTACACATTTTTTCTCCGAATATGGGTTTTTATTATTCTATATTATATAGTAAAATAAAAAAGCCCACCAGTAAAACTGGTGGGCGCATCGAATTAGTTAATCGACTTGATTTTCTTTTTTCCAATAGGAATCAAACGTGCTCGTTTTTCCTCTGGAATTATTTTTTCAAGTTCAACAGTTAACATTCCGTTGGTTAAATCACAACCTTTTACAACAATATCATCTGATAGAGTAAACGACCTTTCAAATGTTCTTGTAGCAATTCCACGATGGACATAAGAATCAGATTTATCCTCTGTAGATTGCTTTGAGCGAATTGAAAGAGTTCCCTCTTTTAATTCAACTTCAAGATCATCTTCCGAAAGACCTGCAACGGCCATTTCGATAAAGTGTTTTGTGTCTCCATTTTTTCTGATATTGTATGGGGGATAACCTTGATTGTTTGTAACGTATTGCGTGTTATCTCCAAGCAAACGGTCAAACATTGAATCAAACCCTATGGAAAATCCTAGAGCTTTTTCTAAATCACCAAAGTTTAGGGGTGTGTGTGATGCGCGAAATTGTACCATAATTCCTCCTTATAAAGCGAGGTTAAAAAAATTCACCCCTCATTCGCTAGAGCGGGTGATAGTTGTGAGGTTTCCACTATGGACAACCTCAATCACGCCATCCTTCACCTTTACATAGATGTTGGAAGCGATGTCGTAAAACGATCCAAATTAATTCAGTAAACGAATCTGCTGCATAAGTACCAGAACCTTTTACTACTAACTTAAATTTCGGTTTCATTTTTTTATTCATAATAAAAGAAGGGGCCAAGCAGTAGCTTGTACCCCCTCAGTTTTATTTCCATAATATAAATTCCACATACTTATATTATAACATAAGTTTTGGATTTGTCAAGGCTTTTACTGACCTCTACTATAGATGCCCCAAAGAACCCATAACGCAACTAGACCTACAAGACCTTCTCCACCAAGTTTAGCAACTAGTGCGAGAACGTTTCCTACAATGTCTATTCCAATAAATGGGATAGCTGCGGCGCCGGGCCAAATGACTTGCAGAACCACACCAAGTGCGATTAATGCAATTCCGGCTTCGGTAAGGCTGCGCATCCATCCGACTGCTTTATCTAACATATAAACTCCGTTAAATTAAGTTAAAGACTAACTGGCAGTTACTTACGTACCAGTTGAACCAAATCCACCTTCTCTATCTGTTTTTTGAGTTGGTGGTTCATCAGACTCATTCAATGTATATTTTTCACATCGAACCAGTTCTCCTTGGCATATCCTGTCTCCATTGTAAATTCTCACGGGTACGTTACTAATACTAGTAACCATTGCGAAAATGGGATCAACATAATCGCTGTCGATAACCCCTTCACAATTAGTGAGGTAAACTCCCTGTTTAAATGCCAGACCTGATCTTGAATGTAATCGAATAGAAAATCCTACTGGAATATCTGCGATAAGTCCAGTTGGAATCAACATTCTTTCCGAATCATTAAGTTGAATAAATGATCTATTACTATTTATATCAAGTGAAACTTTTCTAGGAAGTTGTTTAGTAGCTATTGCTTGATAATACTGAACTTCCTCGCCCATCACCAAATTTGCTTGAATATCAAAACAAGCTGATTGTTTTGTAGCAAATTCTGGTAATTGTACTGTATCGTTTAATTTGAAGAATTTTAATTTTTCTTCATGCATTGGTGATTTTGAAGCTGTAGTATCAATCTTCTGTTCTACCTTCTTCTTCGCTTTGCTCATAATTTACTTTCTTACTACCAATATTGTATTTTGCGGTTAAATCCCATTCATCTTTTTCTTTATATGCAAGAATTTTTAATTGATTTAATGGAACTATATTATTAGCTATTGAATCAGGTTCTACTAGTTTAATAAGACCCCATTCGGCTAAGAGGTTTGCTATTGTATTTCTTCTCGCTTGATCATTTTCAGAAAAATTAGTAGGCTTTCCATCAAGAGCAAATAGTTCTTTAAAATGAACTATAAAATAACGTCCTTGTTTGTGTAGTATATGACAAGACTGAAATAATGTCTTATCTTTTCTTGATGCCACACCAATTCGTGTAAGTGTTTCTCGTATTTTTAAAAAATCATCTGGTTCGGCCAGAGTACACTCGACCATATCATCAATATTTATTATCATTGGTTTTCTCCATTCCACCTTCGCTCAGTTTGCTTTTAATCTCTTCAATGTTCTCATCTGTGAGAACTTCAAGAGCATCCTTTGCCTTTTCATTACCGAAACCAAAATATATTTTGACTAGTTCTAGATTATCAATCTTCTCTGGTTTCAACCATTTTGACCACCTCTTTCGCGGTCTGATATTATTTAGCAAATAGTCGAATTGGAGTTTATTATCAAGAAAATGTAACTTATTCATTTCATTGACTTGTAATATAGTGTCTTGGAAAAAACTTAATCCACGATTGACCAAAAAGGGAATATACTCCTTTTCTGTCATGGGATCACCATCTTTCATGATATCTTTATGAGTATTGATGGATTTTATAAATTCGAATGGGCCGACTTTATTCTTTTTCATGTGTCGTGTCGATTTGATTGTATTGGAATATTTTTACACTCTTCTCTTGATTTCTGTTCATTGTGTCTGATCTGTTCCTTGACAGAATTAATTTCATTTGCTAGTCTTGTTAGATCATCTATGGAGAGATAAGGAATAAAGCTGTTTATTGCTTTAATCATATTTTGACGAGAGTATGGCATTTCTTTTTTGCCAATAAAGAGTTTTACGTTATTCATGTTATCAATTTATCCAACACTTTTTGTGTCATTTTCATATCAAAAATCATGTGATACCTAGAAGTATCACCTTCGTTATGTACACCATGAGGCTTTCTTTTGTCCATATACCAATACTCACCTTGTTTCATGTGATATTTGTGTATTTCCCCCTGAAGATCCCATAGTTTAAAATAAGCTTGAGGATTTGACTGTAACACATAGTGTATTCTCGTTGTTTTTCCTACTTGTATTCCCGCGTTCATCTTATCAATTCCCTTATCACTATGTCTCTTTACTATACCTTCTCTTGGTGAAACTCTAGCAATGGCAAACCACAAACAATCTTCAAATGTGGTTATTGGTCTAATAATGTCTTCAATAATCGGAAATCGTTTAACATATTCTTCGTTCAATTCCCCCCTAAGTCCTTGTTTTGCTTTTTTACTTCCATACGTAACAACTAATGGTATAATCTCAATAGCTGTCCACGTTTTATCTTTGCCTCCATAAGCCTTTTGATGGTCTGCGATGCCCCAGCCATCACCTACATATTCATCCAATTCAGATACAAAATTATCCAAACCGTTAATGAAAGGGTAATCCAGCTTGCAGCAGGGCAAATGTTCATATTGTTTTAGTCCTATTTGTTTTTGTTCTCCGGAATAATATATTCCTCTAACTTCAGCCGCAACGGCATCAATCCTTGAAGATATCCATGATGCATCAAGTGCTTCCGCAACATCTTTATCTGGTTTATGTTCCATGTTAATGTGAGTAAGCCACACATCACGTTCACCGAATGATGATTTTCTCATCTCCGAAATGTGGTTTAGTACGTGATCACGATATCCATCTTTGTAGAAAAATCTCTTAATACAGATATCACCGGCTTTTATTTGACCAACTACATGATTAGAAAAGTCCTTGACTTCTCTACTAGTTTTAGCCTCACTACCTATTATACCATAATTTTTGTCATTGTCAACATACAGTCTACCATTGAGGAAACTTTCTTGAACTGCTCCCCAATGGGTTTTAGCAAATGGATTAATCTGGCTTTCACCATCATAATCCATAAACAATTGACTGATGTTCTTAAACTCTTGCTGTTCCATACAAATATGTATGCTTAACGATTCTGTTGTCTCCTATTGGCGACTGAATGTTCTAGTTGAAGATTTTCCAATGAAGCATCTCCTCCATCAGCTTTATGTATAATATGACCTAAATCATATTGACTATCTGAGCCAAGAAGATCATTAAAAATATCTACAGATTCACCATTGGCATCTATAAAATCATTTGATACTGCAACATCAATTCTTTTTTGAGGTTGATTTGTAACAGATTTTCCTTCACGAACTATGATACCTTTTAGTTCTAAATCTTCATACTCTTTAACAAAATCTTCCCACATCAAATTTATTCGCATTTCGATATAGCCCCTATTCCAAATTTGGCGACACTTTTCACTAAAGGAATGAGGATTTAGAACATGCTCCTCTTTCCCATCCCACGTTTTATGAATTCTAAATTTATCACCATCCATGATATATTTGTCTTTTACCAATCGTTTTACCTCTTTAGCAAAAAACCATTCCATTAATTCTATTTTTTTCTTAACTTTAAATACTGGAATATGTGGGAAACCCTTCCGTTGAGGATGGTTTTTATCACGCATTGCACATAGAAAAATAAATGCATTATGATAGGATGATCTTTTCAGGGGATCTAAATTTTTCTTCTTTGTTAGTCCATCTGCTATAGTGTTAATTATTTCTGTATGAAGGTCTTTTACTTTTTGAGGAAGATTAAACACATCATCGAAAATTTTGCCCAGACCCTTTTTAGTATCTGCAAAAAGTTCTTTATTTGTTCCATATTCCGAAAGGATATATAATAATTGTTCAGAACTTGAATATGCTATTCCTTTATGTTCATCACTATAGGCGTGAGTAAAACCTTTAAATTTTTTAGAAATTGCACCTATATTTCTGGTTTGTTTTTTCTCATCATGTAAATCTGTGATGTATCTGAAAACCGGTCCAAACGAACTAGAAATTATATCTTGAAAAAAATCGATTGGAGTACCATTATTTGCTCTGCCAAATAATCCCTTTAATTCTTTTAAATTTCCACTTTTAATAACAGAAACTAATAAATACGTTTCATCTATAATACAATCTCTTATGGTTTCTGGATAATCTTTAAATGATTTAAGATTTATATTATAGGGAACAAATTCTTTTTTGGGTCCGATTTCATGACCATAATCATGAATTGGTTCAGAGCGAGGTGAAGTAAATGGTTTTGTTGCAGTCTTTAATTGAAAAAAAGTACTAAGTACATCCAAACGATGTTGTCCATCTATGACTAAAAATAAATAACCCTTTTTTAATAAAGCTTCAAAATAGTCTTTATTTTCTTTAAGAGCTTCTATCTTATCTTTATCGTCTTCCTCTTCTAATCGTTTAATTATTGCATCAAGAATCGGTTGAATTTCCGCAAGCATTATTAAATCTTTTTGTTCAGCTCCAGTAAGAATATCATATAGATATTCATTTCTACGATCTAATTCCCAGACCTTTAATAGCCTTTGAATTAGTTTGCGGTCTGAATAACATTTGGGGATTAGTTGAAGGATGTATCTCAGTCTGACAGGAGACGCTTTCATCTTCTGGGTGGGGCGGCGTACCGCTGTGGTGTGTTTCATAATTACCTTAATATTATATTGTTTAAAATTCGATGATGTTTTCTAAAAAACATGATCATTTTATTGTTATTGTCGTTTCAATTTTTGGTAAACGAGAATAACCACTTATATATATTATAACATACTTTTCTGGGTTGTCAACCCCCTTGAGAGCGTGCCGCCGGAACGACACTCCGGGCTCCCAAATTTTTATCCGAAAAAGCTTTCTAATGGATTTTTTTGTTCATAATGAGATAAATACACTTCCTTGATTCGGTCTTTGTGATTCTTGAGATAGATTGTATGACAACCATCCTGGAACGTTTTTTTGGGTCT